GAAGACGATACTTCAGGATTGAAGGATCGTTCTAAGAACCTTGCCAAGTCTAAAAAGACCCGCGAGAAACTAATTGACTTGTACCGCGACGTGGAGAAAGGTTTTGAAGACCAGCTTCCGCGCTCAAACGACATGCAGGACTATTGGGACATCTACAACTGTAAGCTAGGCGAGAACCAATTTTATTCCGGCAACAGCCGTATCTTCCTGCCTATAGTGTACAACGCGGTCAATGCCCGTAAGACACGTTTCGCAAACCAAATCTTCCCGCAGTCTGGCCGCTACGTTGAGGTGACATCTTCGGATGGCACAACACCTCATGCGGTGATGGCGCTTGCAGAGCACTACGTTCGCAAGGCTCGCCTTCGTGAGCTTATCCCTGCCCTTCTGCGCAACGCTGACATTGAAGGCCAGTTCAACGTGTATGTGGATTGGTCGGAGCGCGAACGCCACGTGGTGCGCCGCGTAAAGCGCCCTGCACAAGTTGAGCCCGGCATAGTTGCCCCCGACGAAGAGGTTGAGGACATCGAGGAAGAAACCTTGAAATCCGCGCACCCTACAGTTGAGATATTGGCCGACAGCGACGTGCTCATACTTCCTGCAACGGCAAGCCGCGCCGAGGATGCTATTGCGTCTGGGGGCTCTGCTACAATCATCCGGCGGTGGGGCAAAGCCAAGATCAAGGCTATGATCTCCGAAGGGCAGATTGACAGCAAAGAAGGCGAAGCCCTGATTGAAGAAATGTCGAAAGACAATCGCTCGCATACGCCGGACAAAGCAAAGGCAATGGCCGATGCAGCAGGCATCAAGGGTACAGGCCAAGGCAAGTTTGCTTTGGTGTATGAGACATGGTCAAACGTCAAGACCCCAGACGGGTGGCGACTGTGCCGCACCTACTTTGGCGGCGCGGACAAAGTGTTGTCTTGTATGCGTAACCCTTATTGGTCGGACAAGCTTCCCTTAATTTCAGAACCGCTTGAAAAGATACAGGGATCGGTTAAGGGTATCAGCCGTATCCAAGCCGTTGCCGATCTACAGTACCTTGCCAACGATACAGTGAACGAAGCCGCAGACAGCATGGCTTACGGGCTTATGCCTATCGTGATGACTGACCCTGAGAAGAACCCCAAGGTCGGCAGCATGGTGTTGAGCATGGCCGCAATCTGGGAGACCAGCCCGAATGATACCAAGTTTGCGGAGTTCCCGCAGCTTTGGAAATCCGGCTTTGAAATTGTCGCTTCTATACAACAACAGGTTTTTCAAACGCTTAGCGTCAACCCTTCACAGATTACGCAAGGGGCGCGCAAGAAACAGAGCCAAGCGGAAGTTGCCAACGAACAGCAAGTAGATATGCTGACCACCGCCGATGTGGTTACGGTTGTTGAAAGCGCCGTGTTGACGCCGATCATTGAGCGCTTCATCGAGCTTGATCATCAGTTCCGCGATGAGACGCTTCAGATACGCGCCTTTGGTGAACTGGGTATGCGAGCGGCAATGCAAGACATTGATCCGATCCAGATGAACTCTCGGTATCAGTTTCGTTGGTTCGGCGTTGAGGCCGCACGTACAATGCAGCAAGTGCAGCAACAGATAGCCATGATGAATATCGTCAAGGGCATTCCGCCACAACTGTACCAAGGCTACAAGCTCAACCTTGCACCTGTCATTGCTCAGATGATGGAGAATACTTTCGGTCCACGCCTTGCGCCTTTAGTCTTTGAAGACCTGCGGTCATCGTTGTCGATTGATCCAAAGAAAGAGAATGATCTTCTCGGACAAGGACACAACGTCCCTGTTCATCCTTTGGATAACCATCAGCAGCACATGCAAGCCCATATACAAGGGATGCAGGAACAGGGCGATCCGCACGGCACGTTCCGTGCACACATGCTCGAACATCAGATGGCGCTCATGCAACAGCAGCAGGCGCAGCAGCAAGCCTTGGCGCCGCAAGGACAGCCGGGTATGCCGGGAGGAGCAGGTCCGGGTTCACCGGGTCAGCCGCGCCCCGGTGCTCAACCTATGGTTCCCCGTGGTGGACAGCAACCGCCCGGTATGATAGCACAAGATCAAATGCGCGACCCTAGCGTTATGCCTCGGAGAATGTAAGATGATACTCGGACAAGAAATCCAGATTGGCGCTCAGAGCGCATTGTACATAAGCAGCGCCACCCTTATAAAAGGCGGCTTAGGACGAGTGGCAAAAGTTAGCGTGATCGTTGCGGGCAGTGCGGCAGGATCGGTCAACGATGTGGGCACCGCTGGCGGCGCAGTCGCGGGCAACCAGATTGCAGTCATCCCAAACACGGTTGGCGTGTACGATGTTAACTTCCCGTTTTTTAACGGTCTGGCGATTGTCCCCGGTGCCGGACAAACTGTAGCAGTATCATACACGTAAGGACATCCCATGCGCCGCCTACTTGCCCTTCTCGCACTCTTAACGCTTGCAACTCCGGCGGCGGCGCAATCTACTCGTGCAGCGCTCACGTCACAGAACAACACCAACATTACCACTAACGGTTCTGGTGCAATTACTGGGGCTAAACTAAACACGGTGATCGGCGCGGGCATATTGAGCTATGGCACATTGCTCGACCCAAACACATGGTCGTCAGTTCAAACATATTCTGTTGCGCCAATCTTTTCGACCTTGACGGGTTATTTGTACGGCAATGGATCGGGCGCATTAACGGCCAGCACAACGGTTCCTTCTTCATCGTTGTCTGGATTGGGCACAAACGTTGCTACGGCGCTTACCCAAAACCTTAATGGCTCAGGCGCAATTTCCGCGTCTACCAACCCAGCATTTGTAAACCCGTCGTTTACAAACTTCTCTACAGGCTATACCGCCATACCAACAACGGGCGGTACAACTACGCTTACGGCAACATCAACGTATGTGCAGAACACAACTGGCACGTTAGCACAAACAATTAAATTGCCAAACGAAACAACTGTCCCTGCGGGTACAGCATATATAATTGACAACGACAGTACAACCGCCATTGCTTTGCAAGATAGCGCGGGTACAGTTTTGTCTAGCGCCATACCTTATGGCATGGCTGGGTATATCTATTCTACTTCAAACGCTACTGCTACAGGCAACTGGGCGGGATATGCTTTTGTTCCAAACAATGTTTCTTGGGGAACATACACTTTTAACTATTTCTCCCAAGCTACTCCGGCAAACTCTTATTTTACGGTAGACGCTACTGCTGCTTCAGCGGCTACAGGGTTAAACATAAAGTCTAACGCTGCGGGCAGTGGTGAAGATCTTTCAGTTTTATCTTCAGGCACAAACGAAAACTTAACCATTAACGCCAAAGGCACAGGCACCATCACTATCGGCGGTGTTTCGTCGGGCGTAGTTACGTCCAACAAATTTGCTTCAAGCAGCGCGGCGATCACAGGCGGTAGTATTGCGAGCACGCCAATCAGCGGATCCACAGGATCGTTTACCACTCTTGGAGCATCAAGCACAGTTACTCTTAGCCCTGCAAACGCCAACGTGGTTCTTTCGCCTACGGGTACGGGTGTTGTTACAATTAGCCCGGCTACAGCGGGTACTATCAACAACGTATCAATAGGGGCTACAACCGCCAGTACAGGCAAGTTTACCACAATCACTGAGACTAACCTGCTTGTAAGCAACGCGGCTCCAACCATATCGTCCGGCTTTGGAACTTCGCCTTCAGTCACAGCCAACAACGGTACAGCGGCGTTCCGCATCAACGTGGGAACAGGCGGCACAGCAACATCGGGCGTGATAGGTTTGCCTGCGGCAACGACAGGCTGGAACTGTTTTGCTGATGACGTAACTACAACTTCAACGGCGGTGTTCCGCACAAAACAAACTGCATCTACTACCACGTCGGTAACACTAACCCAATATTCGGATGTAGCCGTAGCTACAGCTTGGGTTGCCAGCGACATACTGGCAGTATCCTGCTTTGCTTACTAAGGAACTATCATGCAAGAGAACTTTACCAAGTGTCTTGACTTTACCCTTCAATATGAAGGTGGCTTCAGCGACAACCCGCACGATAAAGGCGGCGCAACTAACATGGGCATAACCCATATTACTTTGGCGGCATGGCGGCACGCGGCGGTTACTATACAAGACGTTCGTAATTTAACTCGTGGTGAAGCTGCCGACATTTACAAAACCTGTTACTGGGATCACGTCCGCGGTGATGAGCTGCCCGCAAGCATTGATCTGGCGGTGTTTGATTACGCGGTAAACTTTGGAGTGACCGCCGCTATCCGCACCTTGCAATCTATTTTAGGCGTAACCTCCGATGGCGTACTTGGCCCAAAAACTTTGGCGGAAGCCAATAACGCTAATGCTAAAGCCATAGCGCAAGCCATTTGTGAACACAGATTAAATTTTCTTGAGCGGCTTCCGTCGTTTAGTATATTCGGGCACGGGTGGACATCCCGTGTCAACGCTTGCCGCATGGCGTGTATTGCGGCATAACATGAGGAGCACAACATGACAGGTTTTAAAACAGTATCGTTTGGGTTGCTTGTAGCCATTGGCCCCGCAGTTCTGAATTACCTTGGTGCCGTTGATTGGCATAGCCTTGGTGTTTCGCCAAGCGCAGGCGCAGCTATTGGCGCAATCATCATCGGCCTTCGCGCCATTACCAACACACCAGTCGGGGGCGGCAAATGAAAAAGCTTATTGTCTTTTTTATTGCTGCATCATCTCTTGCGGGGTGCGCGGCGTTAAACACTCAAGCTCCTAGCTTGAAGACAGTATATGAAATACGCGCCTCATACGACGCGGCGTTTTTGGCGCCAGCGGCAAACTACCGCAAGCTTGGGCTTTGTGCTTCAGGCACGAAGAGTTCGCTTAAAGCCCCATGCGCTGACCCGGCAATCGTACGCAAGTTGCAGGTGGCTGACCAGCAGGTAGAGATGGCGCTTGACAATGTGGAAATCTTTACCCGCGCTCACCCCGGCGATCTTGGTGTAAACGGTTTATACGACGCCGCTATTTTGGCTATAACCGAAGCAGAACAACTCGCTGTTGCTTCAGGCATTAAGTAGGAGCCGTTATGACACCAGCAATTATCGCCTTTCTTACAGAAGCTATGAACCTTGTACCGTTTCTTATTCAGGCGGGAAAAGACATAGCCCCGTTTGCAGAGACCGTTTACAAAATTATTACCACGGGGTCTGACCCTACAGATGCCGACTGGGCTACATTGAAGGGTATGGAAACGTCCCTTCGTACCACGCTGCAAGCGCCTATCTAGGAGACTACTATGAACGATGAGGCATGGCATTTAGACAAGAAAGTTCCGCTAGGCCTCATTGTAGGTTTGGCGCTCAACGCTTTTTCTTTAATATGGTTTGCCTCAAAGCTTGATAGCCGGGTTACGACCATCGAACTGCATGACGTGGTTACAACTTCAGAATTAGCAAAGATGAAAGAAAACGCCGACGGGGCTAAAGACCGCCTTATTCGGCTTGAAGATAAATTGGAAAACATCCTTGAAGAGCTAAAGAAGATTGATGCTCGCATGGCGTTACCAAACAGAACAATGCCTTAACGCTCAAACTTGACAATTTAGGTTAAGGCGGGTTAATAATACATTCTCGATTGGTGGCCGTAAGCTACCGTGCGACCAGTGACCGTAAGCCACTATGGAGAGTATGATGCCTATTGACGATGACTATGACGACGAGGATTTGAACAATGCCAACGAAGTCGAAGATGATGTCGAAGAAGAAGCCGAAGACGATGCCGAAGGGCAACGGGATGGACAAGATGGAGACCCGTCCTATGCCAAAGGAAAAGATGAAGGCGATGAAGAAAGGCAAACGCGGAGCTTAGGCCGCCGCGAACGTACTGTCCTTGCGGCCAAAGAAGAAGCCCGTAAAGCACGGGAAGAGGCCGCAGAGACCCGTCGTCAGTTAGAAGAGTTTCGCACTCAACAGCAGCAACAGGCTTATCGTCCTGACCCTGCTTTAGAGCGCCAGCGTCTTGAGTTAATGTCCCCTGAAGAGCGGATGAGCTATCAGCTTCAACAAGCTGAACAGCGCAATCAGCAACAGCTTCAGCAAATGCAGTTCCAGATGTGGGACAGCAACGATAAGGTGGCATTCAAGACACTGGCAACCACAGACAAGACAGCCGCACGGTTGTCGGATAAGGTTGAGGCCGAACTGTCAATCTTGCGCAGTCGCGGCCAAAACGTAGACCGCCAAACTTTGTTGTACTACCTCGCGGGTAAAGAGGCAGTAGAGCGGGGTAGGGTGGCCGGGACTAAACAGCGCCAGACGGGTGCGGACAATATCCGTCGTCAGTCGGCACGCCCCGGAAATTCGCAAAGCAATGTTTCGGCTGACCGTCGTGGCGGCAAAAGCGTTGAGGATAGACTTGCTGACGTATTCATCTAAATGATGGGTCGTCATTTTGAAAGGACATAGAGATGGCGACTACGAATAGCTCCGGCCAGTTTACAGCCGATATTGAAGCCTTTATTGCCAAGGAAACTCTTCCTTTGGCACGGCGTCAGCTTGTGGCTTACCAATTTGGTGATCCAGAGCGCTTGCCACAGGGTCGCGGTACAACCTTTACCGCAACCCGTTATAACCGCGTTGCACTGCCCTTCCAGCCTCTTTCGGAAGGCGTCCCTCCAGTTGGCGAGACCATGACCATTGGTCAGGTCACTGTCACACTACAACAGTGGGGTGATCGCATCACCGTCACCGACGTTGCTGAATTGACCATCAAGCATCCGATCATGAACGAAGCCAAGAAGCTCGTAGCGCTTCAGACGGCTGAAACTCTTGAGCGCAACACGTTCAACACCCTCGCTGGTTTCACACAGGTCAACTATGTAAACTCTCGCGGTGCACGTGGCTCACTGGTTGCTGGTGACGTTCTCAACACCTACGAAATCAACCGCTCGTACTCGCAGCTTGTTACCCTTGGCGCACCGCGCTACATGGGCGACGAGATGACCAACACCAAGCTTGAAGCTGATGCTGGTGGCGCACGCGCCTCGAATAACCCACGCGGTATGCCTCACTATGTGGCTATCGTGCATCCGTTCGTTGAAGGCGATCTTACCCAGAACTCAACCTTTGTTCTGGCCTCGTCTTACTCCGACGTGAACAAGCTGTACAACTACGAAGTTGGTCAGTGGCACGGTATCCGTTTCTGCTCAACCAACATGGTTCCTTCGTGGACTGGTGTTGCCAACCTCGGTGCTGTCGGTACAGCTTACACCGCAGGTACAGCAGGCTCGCTTGCAACCAACAGCTACTACGTTATCATCACTGCTTCTGATACCCAGAACCAATATGAAAGCCGTATCTACGCTGTATCTGGCGCAGTATCCGTCACGGGTGCTACCGGCTCAATCTCGGTTGTTCTGCCTACTCTGGCGGGCTTTACCTTCAATGCCTACATCGGTACAACCACCTCACCTGCCAACCTTGCCACCTCCGTTGCTGGCCCAACCTCCGGTCCGTTGACTGGTCAGGCTGTCCAGATGTCCGGCGGTCAGACTGTTATCTTGACAGGTACTGGTACTGCCCAGACCCCGCCAGCCGCTCCGGCAGCAGGTGTTACCGTTTACCCAACCTATGTGTTCGGCCGCGGTGCATACGGTCAGGTTGTTCTCGACGACATCAAGATCACTTGGCTTGCTGGTGCGGATAAGTCCGATCCATTGAACCAGCTCCGTGTGGTCGGTTGGAAAGTGTTCTACGGTACACTCATCAAGAACAATCAGTTTGCGATGCGTATCGAAAGTGCTTCAGCCTTCAACTCCACCTTCGGCTAATAGTTAGCGGCCCTTCGGGG